CCGAACAAGTACTTTTGAGCAACAACAATTCTACGCCACTCCCAAGCGGACGCGTCGCTTGGAACGAAGTGATACATCTCCGATATACCCTTGACATAAGTCCGAGTTGCTGTGCGTATTGCACTATAGGCGTAGTTGTTGGGGGAAAGTGATCGAGCAGAAGGAATGTATCCAGTCATATGAATTCCGTCGGCGGCTGAATTATTTGTGGTAATGTTGATCACCAAGTTTTGGTTCACAACAACTTGTGTTCCGGGTGAAGGATTGAGACCAGGCCCCGCAGCGGACACCATGATGTCCCGCTTCTTGTGGCTCATCCTGTCGGCGAGTGATTTCCGTGAGGTCTTTTTGCGATAGGTTCGCTTGCGGGTAGTGCGACGGGTGGGGTATGCGCGCTTTTTGCGATAGGTCCGTCTTGACGTAGAACGCCTCTTGGCGGCGTAGCGTCGGGATGCCATTTTTTGTTGAACACATTTTGTTGAGGAGTGAGGAGGGAGGACGGGTATTTATACTTTGTACTGTCCCCGTCCCCAGGCTATAATATTAGTTTGCCTGGGAACTTTCGACACCACTTCTTGGTCACATGTCTTTTACATTTCATGCACGTTATGTCCTCCTCACCTATGCTCAATGCGGACAGCTTGACGCTTTCCGAGTTATGGATTGCATTTCAGAACTGGCAGGGGAATGCATCATTGGACGAGAGTCTCACACTGATGGAGGAATTCATCTCCATTGCTTCGTCGACTTCGGACGGAAGTTTCGAAGTAGAAAAGCTGATGTATTTGATGTGGGAGGTTTCCACCCAAACATTAGCAGTTCTCGTGGCCATCCGGAAGAGGGCTACGATTACGCAATCAAGGATGGAGACGTTGTATGCGGCGGGCTTGGCCGACCCACACCTGAGGTGCGAAGTGGAAATGAGTCTATTCATTCAAAGTGGACTACGATTACGACGGCTACGAATCGAGACGAGTTTTGGAAACTGGTGCACGAGCTGGATCCTAAGAGTGCAGCAACTGCTTTTTCCCAACTTCAGAAATACTGCGATTGGAAATTTGCGCCTCATGTTGCCGCGTATGAGTCACCAACAGGAATTGAATTCGTTGGAGGAGAGATTGACGGAAGAAATGATTGGTTTCTACAGTCTGGAATCGGATCTGAGGTGCCACTAATTGGTGAGTGACGCTGCGCTAGCAAGGAAAACTGTGTTCTAGGTCTTGCCTCAAGTGGGAACTCGGCGCTCGTCCCTCGCTGTACCCTCGCCCCATCCGGCGCTTTCCTGTTCAAGGCTGACATTGTATAGGTCGGGCTAAGTCACTTGTCGTATTCGGCGAAAGCCGTACCGGCAAGACATTGTGGGCCCGATCATTAGGCAGCCATATATACTGTGTTGGATTGGTCAGTGGTGATGAGTGTCTCAAAGGTCCAGTTGTGGACTACGCTGTATTCGACGACTTGCGGGGAGGTATGACGTACTTCCCCTCATTTAAGGAATGGTTAGGCTGTCAGATGTGGGTCACTGTAAAGTGCCTGTATAGGGAGCCTAAACTAGTTAAGTGGGGCAAGCCCACTATTTACTTGGCAAACAGGGATCCTCGATTGGACATGTTTGACTACTTCCCTGGCGGTGAGAAAAAATGGAAGAAAGGGTTTTCACAGGAAGACGTAGACTGGTTGGATGCAAATTGTATTTTTGTGGAGATAAACTCCCCTATTTTTCATGCCAATAGTACGTCATAGTAGAACGGATCTGTAGCTGTGAAGACACAGCATTTACAGGCGCGCGAACAGTAAACATATCAAATACAAATATATCTCCGAGACCGATATTGTTATCCACCGAGAACCTAGTTGGACTAATGAGAACTCCGTTCTCCTCATCGTCGTATTGAATAGTTTTGTTGATAGGGACATAAGTCTTCACCATGCGAGGGCGTGGTGCATCATTATTGGATGTGATCATCCGGCGTTTGTCGGACAAAAGGGTTACGCGAGCGCGATCGACAGGGGCAGTCATTGGATCCTGCCAATCCACTGTCTTGACACCTGCAAAGAGCACATCCTGGACAGCGTCCCAGATGGCGGTGTAGCTTCCAGACGCGTCACCGGTCAGGTCTTTGAAATAACGGTAGGTGGTACCAGTACCAAATTGAGCAGCAATGTCGGTCATAGCGGTCCGGCTTTGACCGAACAAGTACTTTTGAGCAACAACAATTCTACGCCACTCCCAAGCGGACGCGTCGCTTGGAACGAAGTGATACATCTCCGATATACCCTTGACATAAGTCCGAGTTGCTGTGCGTATTG